CCTATCATTCACATCTTCCGGAGTTTCACATGGGACCTTTGTATAACCAATCCACTCAATAGAACCGGAGTCTCCTCCACCATCATATTTTACTTTAACACCTGTAATACCTAAATCAGCCAACTTAAATAAGAGGCTTGTTAATTCTAATTCTGTCATAATTACTTTGTTTTGTAGAACCGTCCTAAAATATTTCCATTTAGGAATTCTTCTTTCTCAAGCACCTCATATAGAAACTGGTGCTTTACTTCTTGATATGTTAACTCCATCTGAGTAGAACATATTCTAAGAATTTCTCTTTTGATTGGTACTCCAGCTTTGTGAGCATCTTTTAGAATCTTATTACTACTGTAATAGTTCATGAAGTCTGGTTTGAGCTCCCTTTTATACTTTTTAAGTCTCTTGTCTGTAGACATTGCCAGAGCTTTCTTACCTAGAGGTCTTTTAATATTAGCAAAGAAGTTCTTCTTACCAATGTATGCAACAGACTTACCATCTATGATAGCAGTCATAATGTAGATAAATCCTACACCACTTACAGGTATATCACCTTCATTAAATTCTTTTCCTTGATAAATCCAGCTCACGTTGCATGTGTATTAATTTACTTTTAAAAACTTCATTTTCACCTTTATGGTGTAAGTAATGGATTGTTATTTCAGCTAACTCAAGTTGAAACATAGCATTTTCTTTTTTAAGATCATCTAACTGTTCTTCAAGAAGTATATTTTGTTCTTCAAGTGTAGATATCTCATTTTTAAGTTCAGCTATTTCTTCATTTACATCTTGTAACTCTCTTTCAATCTGAACTCTTACATCATCAAAATAACTTTGAGAAGCATTGATATGTCTTTCAAGTTCATCCATTGATTTTTCTAAATTCATAATGCTTGTTTTAATAATGGGAATAATACTTCTCTAACTTTATCTACACCATGATCTCTTACTGAATCTGACAAATCTTTAGACATGTCTAAGTTGATATACTCAAAACCATACTTACTCTTATATTTTTGAGCAGACTTTAGTCCCGGCTCATCATTATCAAATAGCACGATTACTTTTTGATATTTAGAAATAATAGGTTTCATAAAATTTTCTGGTATTACACTGTTTTCACTGTCTGGAGAAATAGATTCAATACCTGTGATACCTAATCTTTTAAAACACATCAAGTCCTTTAAAGAAGAAGTAATTATCAAATACTTAGATTTAAACTCAAGCTGATCAGAACCTTGTATATAATCATGCACTTTAATAAACTTGTTATCTTTGTTTTTTGGAGTATAGATCTTATACAATGTACCATCTTCCCGAAAATAACCATAAATAAAATTAGCTTTGATATGTACAGTATCTAGTATACGTCCTTCATCATCTTCTTTAATCATAGTATAAAAAGATAGTGGATAAACATTATGACCTTCTAATATAGAGGAGGATAGTTTAAAACCTTTCCAATATGCTTGGTCTAATGTATTCCAGTGTCTCATTTCATAATCAGAAACTACATACTTGTTCTGTGGTTTATATGTGATAGGTACATAAGTATTATTAGAAATATATACAGCATAGTCTTCCATTATTCTAAAAGAAGCTTTACCTCTACCATCTAAATTATACAAATGCATTACAAGATTAAGTCCATCACCACCATAACCTGAAGAAAAATCTTTAAACTTATAGTGACCCTTACTATCTGTATAAATACACATAGAAGGAACTTTATCTCTTGAACTAAATATAGATTTGATTTTAAGACTTTGACCAGATAGTCTTTCAGTCAGTTTAAGATAGTGTTCAAATACCCATTCTCTAGGTACATCATTTAAATCAGAAATTATTGTTGCAGTTGAAATCATATTCTAAAATTTAAAATAAGGGGGAACCCCTATTGATTCCCCCTAACTATTTTTTAGTCTAGAGAGAAATCAGTAGAAGGTTTGCTTGATTTAAAATCATCATCATCACCAAACTTGGAAACTTCAGTATTCTCAAGTTTCTTCAAATGAAGTTTTTCATCATATCTAATTACTTTACCTTCTTCTACTTCACCAAATGCATACTTACCTTTTTCTGCTTTTGGCAACCACATATCATAATTAGTATATCCAGTTTTACCTACATATTCTTTACCTGCAATACAGAATTCCAAATAAATATCTTTAATAGGAGCAGATGCATTAAATGAGTCTACAAAGTCTTCAATAGTATCATGTTTGTTATGTTGAGCTTGCATCCAATCATTAACACCCATAGTCTTACAAAGATTTTGTAAGAAGATCAAAATAGATCTATCTCTTTGAATTTTAATACCAGTCTTAGTCTCACCATCTGCAAATGCATACTGAGAAGCTTTAATTTTACCAATCTGACCTTTAAAGTGTCCTTTCTCAGGATTATCTTTATCAAGAGCAAATCCTTCAAAACCTTCAATAGGTTCAGTCTCTACGTGCAATATCAAATGATAGGCATCTTTAATAAACTTAAACTCCTCCAGTTCTACACTGTTAATTTTTAATACTTTGTTACCTGGACTAATTGTTTTTGGTAGACCGGATCCACCGGTACCAAGATCTTCTGTACTTAAAGCCATTTTACTTTACTTTTTTTTAATTATTAAACAAAAACTTTTTCCCATGATGTTTTAATAACACCATCAATCATCTCAGAAATTACTATTTCTTCATTACGTAAATGCTCTGGTCTTGCACCACAAGTAACTTCTTCATTTGTCTTGAAAGACAAAATAGTTTTGTTACCTTTTCGGTACATATACCCAATAGCATCTGCATTTGCACAAATTAAAGATTTAATCTTACCTGTCAAGTCTATGTTAGCTGACATGACCATCTCACCCTTATCATCTACCACTTTGTCTTTAATATGACCTGATAGAATAATAGTAGGTGCGAATTTATCAATAAAATCTAAAATATGAAAGAATGCTTTTCTAATATACAAATAACCTGCACCATTAGGTAAACTTGCTACATTATCTCCAGTATAATTTTTACCCATTGAAGTTTCTCTATAGAAATCTACAGCTAGGGGCATAATCATATCTTCTAATGCAGTTACAGTATCAATAGTAACATACTTGTATGGAAAACCTGCAGCTTGAATTGCTTTACCAACTTGGGATAGTTCTTCAAGATTAGTTACTTTGACTTTAAGAGCTTCCACATAATCAGAACCATTCTCAAGATCTATAATCAGATTGTCTTCTAAACCTGCATATGCAGTAGTTTTACCAGTTTTAGGTTTAGAATAAATTACAATTCTTTTAGGATTTACTCTTTCAGCTTTTACTTTCTTAGTTGGAAGTACTATACTCATATTTCACTTTTTTTTGTTTAATCAGATCATTTAACCATGGTCTTGCACTAACAGGTTTTAGTAACATAATTGCTGCAAGATCTCTGATAGTAATTTCTGACAATGGGGCATCTGCAATTTCTTCATTAGAAATTTCTTCCTCTACTTTAGGAGCAAATTCTTGTTCAAAATCTGGAAATAAACTTAATGACTTTTGTAACTGTGGTACTTCAAGTTTAGCTTCTTCTTTTCTTTTTTCATAAAGAGAATAACTAATCTCTTGTCCACTAGGTAGTACAGCAACCATCTCACCTAAAGAAACTAGATATTTTCTATCTACTTTACCATCAGCATCAATAGTTTCTGTAACATCATACTCTTCATTGTAAAAAGGATTAAACTTAAGTTTAAACAACTGTCTGTCTTCAATACCTGGTACAATATCTGTATTTTTTCCTGATCCATCATATACATTCTCATAGAACTCAATATAGATGTCTTCTCCTTTTTTCAATTCCCATTCAAAGAACTGACATTGTTTTCCAAACTTACCTTTCTTAAAGAAAGCAGTTTTAATAGTAAAAAATGGATCTGCTAATCCAATTGTTTTGAAAGTATCCATATGCTGCATATAGAATTCTCTTTCTTTTTCTTTTCTTAAATTGTTGTTATTCATGTTAATTAATTTACTTGGATTTTTGCTGTGGTTTCCCTAGCAGGTGTTGGTATTTCTACTATTCTCATAGTAGTTCTATCTAATTTAAAGAAACTGATTCTGGTCATACCATTACGTGACTTCAGGAAGTGGAACACTAAGGTATCCGGATCTTCAATTAGGAATTTCTCAGGACCATATTTCTTTATTTTTCTTATAGAAGGTTTATTAATACCAATAACTACATCAGCATGTTGTAATAAAGCATCAGAACCATAAATGTCAGAATCTAATACATAATTACCATAATTGGCTTCTACTTGTCTTTTAGTATCATCTATGTTTCTATTCAACTGACTTAGGACAACAAATGCTACAGGGTAGTTTTTCTTCATATAGGTCAAGGCTTCACCTAATGCACCCAACATTTCAAATTTGTCTTTCTGTCCTATATCATTTTTAAATAGAGCAGAGTGATCTATTGTAACAAGCATGTTTGGATAAGTACCATCTTCGTTCTTGTATCTTTCCAACTCATAATGAATTGTAGCACACATTTCACTGACAGTACATGTATCGTAGATGACATTAATTAAATCATTATTTATAGTTGATTTGTAGTATTCTACACACTTCTCAAATAATTTTTTGTCAACTAACTTTCCATCCTTACTCATTAATGTATTGTAATCAGCACCTGTAATCAGACCAAACTTCCTAATTGCACTTGTTTCATCAACCATTTCCATTTGAAATTTAAGTACTCTAAATTTCTGATCTGGATTCTTTTCAATAATATCAGAAACCACCTGCTCCATAAAAAGAGTCTTACCTGTACCAGGTCTAGCACCTACAACAGTTATTGTTTTCCACTCAAGTCCATCACAAAAGGCATCATTAAATTTTGGCCAAGCAGTTACTAATGCAGGTATTTTACCTTCTCTTTTTGCTTTCATTTTAACAAGACCTCTTTCAAGACTCTGTCTTTCACTTACAGGTAACAGGTGTCGTGCACCATTAAACAGTTTTTTTTCCATAAACTTTTAAAATTTAAATTATACAACTAACTCACTAAATACATTGTTATCTTCATCAGGATTATTATTTAAGTATTCACAATAAGTTGCTAAATCAGAATCCCAACTTTTATCTACATTTTGTTTTCTCAAAAAGTATTGAGAATTTCTCATGAATTGATAGTTTGAAGATTCATATTCTAGTACATACTTTTGTGTTGCTAAAAATATAGTTTCCCAATCATAATTGAAGTTATCAAAGAACCATCTGAATGCATTCTCAAGATTTTTAGCTGGAACTCTTGCATATTTTCCAGAGGATAGTTTCTTATTAGGAAATATGTGTACATATGCCTCTATATTCTGCATAAAATTCTGCCCCATTAAATCTTTAGAAGTTTTCTTTTTGGATTTCTTAAAATATCCATCAATTTCTGCCATAAAGATAATGCTTTTATCTGTTAATTCCAAGGATTCTGATACCCATGCATCACGTTGCAGTCTTTTGCACTCAATTGCTTTATTAACTGAGTCGTGAGGTACTATTTTTTCTTTGATACAGTACAAAACATAGAATGAATTAGGTGTTAAACCTTGTTCAATTACTTTTAGAAAAATTTCTTTCATATTACCACGTTATTATATTACCACTTGTATTATTTACTATTGAAGATATTTTAGTAAATATATCATTACTATCCCATTTAGAGCCATTATAAGCAGCAGAAGCAGGATGTTTAACAGTAAACTTATACTCAGTGTTAGTAGTAAGTTCAGACCATTCTTCAGCTTTTTTACCCATGTATACATAAATCAATCCCGGATTATAATTATTTAACCAATCTAACAAGTATGCAGTAAAAGGTTTCCATATATCATAATGACTACCAATTTTACCTACTTCAACAGTAAGAGCTGTATTAAGCATAAGTATACCTTG